GTTGATCTCCCTGGATCCCCCCCCTTGGGACTGACTGGTTCGAACCCCGGAAGAACCGGTAACGAACCAGGGACGAATTCCGAAAGACTCGGTAACGTCCTGTCAACCAAGGAGTTTCTCCAAGGAGCAGGTCAGGGATTGGCATCCCTGCCTGAGTGGGGACCAGTTGGTCACCCCCAAACCCGCCACCGTCTCCGGATTCCGGAAGGCCCGAATGAGCCTCACGGAAGGGAGACGACCCCCCAGGATGCATTCCATGGACCCGTAAGGGACCCCTGGAGACATCCCGGGAAGGGTAATAAAGCGCACCTCACGGGTTTCCCCCCGATCAAGGGGGTACTTCCGGAGGCACGCCTTACTGTGGCGGCGGAGGAGGCGCCCAAACCTCCCCCATGCCCTAACCTGGCGCCCGCGGGCATCCATCCTAGGATTGTCCAGCGTCAGAGACTCGGAGAGAATTTCACCGAGTTGTTCCTTCATTAGACTCCCCTCCTCCCCTTCCAGGACCCGGGTCCCCTTATTAAAGAAAGACCCGGCAGCCTGGGAGAAGGAGGACAGGACGGAGTAAGCGGGGACTAGGGACATGGTTGAGGCGGTCACCTTGAACGCCCCGGAAGGTTTAGTGGCTTGCGAGACCTCGGCAAGAAACCGAGGCCCAACAGCCCCTACACCTTTCGAGAGAGAGCCTAGTACGAAGTCTCGGATCGCACCTTCTACGATACCAACGCTCATAGAGTGAAGGTAATCACGGGAGGCATCGTCGAGAGTGTGGTTAAGACGGAGGAGAAACTCCCCCGCCTCCACGAATCCCTGGACGAATAGCGTTCCGAGCTCGACTTCCTCTGCCATCTGTCTCAGCTTCCGACTAGTGCGGTAGCTTCGGCCGATGGCACGAGAAAGGCTCTCAACTGCCCCAGGGATACCTGACTGCGGTCGCAGGCCCTTCCGGGTCTCCCCCATGAGAGCCGAAACCAGGAGACTCACGTCACCCAGGTTCGACACCACGGAGGAGATGGGAAAAGGAGTAACTTCCTCTCCCTCAAAGAGATATCTCTTCGCAAACTCGCACATCCAAGGTGAGACGTACGTTTTTGCGGAAGATACCTCTACCCCTAGGGCCCTCAGCGCCGCCAGATACTCAACGGCTAGGTCTGGATCTCCAATGAGGACGTCGTCCCCAAGGACAACGTACTTACTGGATCTCCACTTCTTCCCAAGCCTAACGCAACACACATACACCACGAAATGGTGAGTGAGCGCGAAGGAGGACCAGGAGGACATCGCTCCCATGGGGTTACCCACGGAATAGCTGATGTCTTCTCCCTCTGGGGTCATGAATGGGTAACCCACCATGATATCCCGTCAGGCTCGGGTGAAGGCCTCTCCGAAGTGACCTTCGAGGACAAGGGAAATGACATCCACCGGGAACCTATCGGTTGCCGCAGTGAGGTCAACGGAATAGAGGGTCACATTGGGCCCCCACTCCTTAACCCTGTCCACAAAGGACCCCTGGCTGAATGTCATATCTTGCCGGATGGTCCTGAGAACCTCGAAAAGGAAGAGATGGACCGGGCGAAGAGCTGCCTGTGACCAATAGTCCAGGATAGCGATCACCCGGGTCTTCCCTTCCAGATCGGGGATTCCCACAAGCCTCCTAACCCCACCGGGTTCCGAACCAAAAAACTCGGAACCAGGGAGACCCAGGAGGGAGGGATCCGACATCAGGCGGTGCATGTTCTCTTGCAGCGCCTGACCGCCAAGCTCCGAAATGCTCTGGAACAGAGTCCCCGGAAGGGAGACGAGGTCCGAAAGAGCAGTTCAGAGAGCGGGTCCATTGGGCCCGCGCTTGGAGGTGAAATGATATTCAGTTCAAAGGACACTATTAGCTGGACGTACCTTTCCCCCGCGGCGAAGCTCTGCCCAAAAAGAACGGACATAGCTTCTCCACGGGATTGAGGAAGTCCCGATAAAGGGATTTACCACTGAGGAA